CTTTAGCTTTTGTAGGTATAGCTGCAGGAGTTAAAGCATTATCTATAGCTATACCTGCAGTTGTAGGTAGTTTATCTACATTTATTGTCCAGGCACAAATAACAGCTGCTTCTTCTGCTTTAGCTGCTACTGGTTTAAAAGGTATGGCTGCTACTTCATTTTTAGCTGCAGGTGGTATTTCTAAAGCAACAGTAGCTTTAACTGCTTTTAAAATGGCTTTAGCAAAAACTGGAATAGGTTTAGCTGTTATTGCATTTGGAATGTTAGCAACAGAAATTCTAAAAGTAATTAATGCACAAAAAGAATTTAATAGAGTATTAGAAGAAGGAAGTGTTGCTCAAACTAAAGCATTAATAGAAGAAACAGAAGAAAAAATTGCAAAGTTAACAGAAAGTCTTAAGAAAAAAAATGTAGTAACAGATTTCTTTGCTGAAATGTTACATGGTGTAGGAAGTACACAAATGGCAAACCATGAAATAGACATACTAGAAGAAAAATTAGAGAAATTACAAAATAGATTAAAAGTAGCTGGATTTGAAGAAATGGATAAACAGGTTCAATCTACAGCTAAAGCATTAAGAGAACAAAATAAAGGATTAGCTAAAAATTTAGAAATAAATGCAGAAGTTTCAGAATTACAAAAACTTGAAAAAGAACATGAATTAGCAATAGCTGAAATAATAGAAAAACATGGAGTAGTAAGAGGTCAAGAACTAATTTTATTACAGAATCAAAATTTAGAATTAAAAAAACAAGAACTACAGCAAAAAAAAATACAAGAAGAAGCAGAAAGAATTAAAGGAATATTTAAAGAAATAGGAAATGATATTGCTACTGGTATTTCTGATGCTTTAGTAGATGCTATACAAGGAACTAGATCTTTAGCAGATGCAGCTAGAGCAATAATTAATGATCTAGCAACTTCTTTATTAAGACTTGGAATAAATACTTTATTAAGAAGAAGTTTTGGCGGTATTTTTTCAGATTTACCTGGATTAGCTACAGGAGGTCCTGCTTCAGCAGGTCGCAGTTATTTAGTAGGAGAAAAAGGTCCTGAGATATTTACTCCTAAATCAAGTGGTACTGTTATTCCTAATAATATGATTGGAGGGGGTGGAGTAGTAAATAATATAAATGTTTCTGTAGATGCTGGAGGCGGCTCACAAACTGCAGCTGATTCTAATAGAGGAAAAGAACTTGGCGTAGCTTTAGCTGGTGCTATACAATCTGAATTAATTAAACAAAAAAGACCAGGCGGTTTATTAGCAACTTAAATGGCAACTTTTCCATCAATTAGTCCAACATATACAGGATTTTCTAAATCAACAGAGCCTGCTGTTCGTACAGTTCGATTTGCAGATGGATTTGAACAGAGAATATTTTTTGGTTTAGCTAGTAATCAAATAATGGAAAGATATAATTTAAATTTTGAATTATCTGAAACTGAAGCAGATGTTGTATCAAGTTTTTTAAGAAGTCGTGCAAATGACCAGGCAAGTTTTACTTTTACTCCTCCAGGAGAAGGCTTTACTAAAACAGGTACATATTCGCAATCAGGAACAACAGTAACTATTACAATTACTAATCACGGAGTAGCTTTAAATGATGTTTTAACTATTGATTATACTTCTGGCTCTGCTACAGATGGTTCTTTTACAGTAGCTACAGTTACTGATGATAATACTTTTGCAGTTACAGCAGCTTCTAGTGCTACTAATAGCGGAAATGTTTCTATAACTTTATCTGGTGCAAAACAATTTGTTTGTGAAGGTTGGAAAAAAGATATACCTTATAATAATAGAGCTAGAATTTCTGCTACTTTTAGACAAGTTTTTGAGCCATGAGTACAGATAAAATAGTTAGCGAATTACAGAAAGTTAATCCTTCTGCAGTAATTGAATTATTTACTCTTACTCTCGATAATACTTTACATGGAGCTACAACTACTTATAGATTTCATGCAGGAACAAGTTTAAAAGAAAATGGAGATATTATTTGGGCAGGTAATACTTATACAAGATTTCCTGTAGAAGCTGAAGGTTTTAAATATGGTAAAGGTCAACTTCCTAGACCAACACTAACTTTTAGTAATGCTTTTGGTACACTTTCAGCAATTCTTCTTACAGTAAATGAAATTACTACTGGTAATGATTTAACAGGAGCAATTGTTAAAAGAATTAGAACAAAAGCTAAATTTCTTGATGCAGCTAATTTTCCAAGTAATGTAAACCCTTATGGAACTCCCGACCCAACAGCAGAAGGTAAACAAGAAATTTTTCAAATAGATAGAAAATCTTCAGAAAATAGAACAGTTGTACAATTTGAACTTGCAGCTGCTTTTGATATGGCTGGAGTACGAGCACCTAAACGCCAGTGTACTAGAAAAGAATTTCCTAGTATTGGATTAATTACAGGATAATGTGGAAAGAAGAAGCATTATTACATGCTAAAAAAGAAGATCCTAAAGAATCTGTAGGAGTTTTGTTAAATATAAAAGGAAAAGAAAAATATTTTCCTTGCAGAAATTTATCAATGAATCAAAATCAATGTTTTATATTAGATCCTGAAGATTATGTTAAAGCTGATAATTTAGGCGAAATAATAGCAATAGTACATTCACACCCAATAACACCTCCAGAGCCCTCAGAAGCTGATAGAGTATCGTGTGAGCATAGTAATTTAAAATGGTATATAGTAAATCCTAAAACAGAAACTTGGGGATATTGTGAACCTTGTGGATTTAAACCACCATTACGAGGTAGACAATGGGTATGGGGTTTACAAGATTGTTATTCTTTAGTTAGAGATTGGTATAAACAAGAAAAAAATATAGAGCTTAGAGATTGGACGAGACCAACAACACCAGAAGAATTTTTATTAAATCCTATGTTTGAACAATGCGCCTGGAGAACTGGATTTAGAGAATTAAGATCAGATGAAAAATTAATTAATGGTGATCTTTTATTTATGTCTATAGGTTCTCCTGGACTAAATCATGTAGCTATTTTTTTAGATGGAGATGTTTTACATCATTTAGCAGATAGACTATCTTGTAAGGAGCCATATTCTGAGTGGCTTTTAAAATCTACTGGTAAGAGGTTGCGTTATGCTTCGTAAAATTAAACTTTACGGTGATTTAGCAAATCAAGTAGGCCATAAAGAATTTGAAGATATTAAAGTTCATAATGTGGCGGAGGCAGTTAGTTTTTTAATAAATAATTTTCCACATTTAGAAAAATATATGTCTGATAAATATTATAAAGTTATTGTTAATGATGAAGATATAGGACAAGAAGAATTGCATGATCCTATAGGAAAAGCAGATATTTCTTTTGTACCTGTTATTTCAGGTTCTGGTGGTAATTTTGGAAAAATTCTACTTGGAGTAGCTTTGATAGGTTTATCATTTACTCCTATGGGTGCAGGTTTGTTTGCAGGTGGTTCTGGAGCAGGTTTAGCTGGTGGAGGAGGTTTAATGGGCGCTACTGGTCTCTATGCAGCAGGAGCTTATGGTTCCGCTGCTTTAGGTTTAATAGGTGCAAGTATGGTTTTAAGTGGCGTAAGCGGAATGTTATTTCCAATGCCTAAACAACCAGAATTTTCTAGCGAAGGTGATCCTAGAATTTCATTTAGTTTTTCTGGAACTCAACAGACAAGTCGCGCAGGAACTCCAGTTCCTATTGTATATGGAGAAATATTTACAGGATCTGTAGTGATTTCTGGAGGAATTGATACGGAGCAGGTTCAAGCATGACCGATAAAAGAAAAATTATTACAGGTTCTGGTGGCGGTGGAAGTCCTCCACCTCCTAGACAACCGACTAGAACTCCAGATACTTTACATAGTAAGCAATTTGCAACTTTTCTTGACTTAATTTCTGAAGGAGAAATCGAAGGAAGTGCAACTGCTTCGAAAGAAGGAATTACAGATAGAACTTCAACTGCTTATACAAATGCTTATTTAAAAGATGTTTTCTTAAATGATACTCCTGTTTTAAAAGCTACTGCTAGTTCAACAAGTCCTGCTACTACAGATTTTAATTTTCAAAATGTAACTTTTACACCACGTTTTGGAACGTCTGACCAAACAAAAATTTCAGGTATTGAAAGTTCTTCTTCTATAACACCTGTAGGAGTAACAGTAACTACTTCTAGTCCAGTAACTAGACAAATAACTAATACAAATGTAGATCGAATTAAAGTATCAATAACATTTCCGCAAATACAAAAAGCAACAAGTGACGGCGATCTTTTAGGGTCAACTGTTGAATATAAAATTAGTGTTCAATATAATTCAGGAGGTTTTACTGATGTTATAACTTCTGCAAATGGCGGTAAAGTAACAGGACGAACTGCTGACGCTTATCAAAGAGATCATTCTGTAGAAATAACAGGTGCTTTTCCAGTAGATATTAGAGTTTCAAGAGTTACAGCAGATTCAACAGATTCATCATTAATAGATTCTTTTCAATTTACAAGTTTTGCAGAAATTATAGATGATGCAAGCACTTATGCTAACTCTGCATATAACGCAATTAGACTAGATTCTCAACAATTTAGTTCAATTCCTAGAAGAAAATTTAGAATCAGAGGAATAAAAGTAAGAATTCCTGGAGCAGGCGCTTCTAGTTCAGGAACTCCTTCTGTAGATACTGCAACTGGCCGCATAGTTTATCCTGATGGGTATATTTTTAATGGAGTTATGGGCGCTGCGGTTTGGTGTTCATGTCCTGCAATGATACTTCTTGATTTATTAACAACAGAAAGATATGGATTTGGTACTCATATTTCTGATAGTTCACTTGATTTATTTTCTTTTGTAACTGCTAGTAAATTTGCTAATACACTTGTAGATGATGGTTTTGGAGGACAAGAAGCTAGATTTTCTTGCAATGTAAATATTCAATCTTCTAGTGAAGCATTTGATTTAATAAATGAACTTGCAGGAGTTATGCGTTGCATGCCGATTTGGTCAACAGGTTCTATTTTATTAGCTCAAGATTCTCCTAAGGATTCTTCATTTTTATTTTCTTTAGCAAATGTTTCAAGCGACGGATTTAACTATTCAGGTTCAAGTTTAAAACAAAGACATTCAGTAATTTCAGTTTCATATTTTAATATGGACTCACAAGAAATTGATTTTGAAGTTTTTGAAAATACTACATTATCTGCAAAAATAGGTACTGTCGTAAAACAAGTAAAAGGTTTTGGTTGTACTAGTAGAGGTCAAGCTTTAAGACTAGCTAAAGCAATTGCTTTTTCAGAAGCAAATGAAAGTGAATTAGTTACTTTTTCAACTTCTATGGAAGGCGGTTTAATGGTTCGACCTGGAGCTGTTATTTCTATTAATGATCCTGTTAGAGCAGGATTAAGAAGATCAGGAAGATTAGCTAGTGTTACATCAACTACTGTTGTAACTGTAGATGATATTAATGCAACTGATTTAGCTATAGATGCTTCTGGAAATCCTGTTGGTGATGCAACTTTATCTGTAATTTTACCTGATGGAACTGTAGAAACAAAAACAATTTCAAGCGTTTCTAGCGGTACTATAACTGTATCTGAAGCATTTTCTCAAACACCTAATGTTAATACAATTTGGCTTATATCTAATGTAACTGTTGAAGCTCAGAAATTTAGAGTAATTACTGTTGAAGAAACTGATTCTGTAAATTATACAATTACAGCTTTATCGTATATAAATGAAAAATACGCATTTATTGAAGATGGCGAATCATTACCTGCAAGAAATGTTTCTATTTTAAACGAACTAACAAATCCTCCATCTGGATTAACTGCTGTAGAAACAATAGTACCAATAAATAATCAAGCTGTTTCAAAGATTGTGATTAGTTGGCAACCTATAAACGGAGTTATAGAATATCAAATTAACTATAGATATGAAAACGGAAATTTTGTAACAGAAAAAGTATCTAGACCAGATTTTGAAATATTAAATAGTCAATTAGGAACTTATGAAATTCAAGTTTTTAGTTATAATGTTCAGGCACAACTTTCAGCAACTTCAACAGATCTTACATTTGAAGCTGTAGGTAAAACAGCATTACCGCAAGATGTTACTAATTTAAGAATAGAACCTATATCAGATCAATTTGTAAGATTACGTTTTGATAAAGCTACAGATGTTGATGTAGTTCATGGTGGAAACGTAGTTGTAAGAGCATCAAATATTGCAGATGGTACAGCAACTTTTACAAATTCAGTAGATGTAATTCCTGCGTTACCAGGTAACGTTAGTGAATCAATTGTTCCTAATATTGTAACTGGAGAATATATTCTTAAATTTAGAGATGATGGCGGCAGACTTAGCTCTGGTGAAACATCTGTAATAGTAAACAGTCCAGATCCTTTTCCAAAATTAGTAGTATTAGAAGATAGAGAAGATACAGATGCAACACCTTTTGCTGGCACAAAAGTTGATTGTTTCTTTTCTGATGATGTAAATGGCCTTGTTCTTGGTTCACTTGAATTATTAGATGGGGTAACAGATTTTGATAGTATTTCTGATTTTGATTTTCTAGGTGCCGTTGATATTACAGGTGGTTCTTATGAGTTTGCAAATACTTTGGATTTAGGAGGGAAACAACCTTTAAGATTACGTAGACATTTTGTAACTCAGGGTTTTTATCCTAATGATTTAATAGATAAAAGATCAGCAAATATTGATACCTGGACTGATTTTGATGGAGCTACAGCATTTAATGTTGGAGCATCATTATTAGTTGCAACTACTGATTTAGATCCTGATTTATCTACTTCAGCAACTTATGGGCAAAGTGGTACAACTATAACAATAACAAAAAGTTCACATGGATATTCTGTAGGTGATTTTGTTGTTATTGACTTTGCTGCTGGAGGTGCAACAGATGGAAATTATGAAATTATTACAGTTCCAAGTTCGAACACTTTTACAGTTACTTCAGCTACATCTGCAACTATATCAGCTGGAACAGCTTGTACTTATGGAGCAAATTTTTCAAGATTTAATCCTTTTGTAAATGGAACTTATGTTGGAAGAGGTTTTAAATTTAGATGCGAAATGGATTCAGATGACCCTGCACAAAGTATTGAAATAGATCAGCTTGGATATACAGCAGAACTAGAAAGCAGAACAGAAACAAGTCTAGGTAATGCAGGAGCAACAGGTGGAGGTATTATTTCTTCTGGAACTTCGCAGAAATCAGTAACATTTACAAATACATTTTTTACTGGTAATACAGGAACTGGTGTTGCTGCAAACTCAGTTTTGCCAAGTATTGCTATAACTATAGAAAATGCACAAAGCGGAGATTTTTTTGCTTTATCTTCTATTACGGGAAGTGGATTTAATATAGATATTAAAAATGGTAGTAGTCATGTAAATAGAGAATTTAAATATACTGCTACTGGATTTGGGCGTGGTTCTTAAAATTATGATAACCTTAGAGAAAAATTAGAGTAATTAGAGTAAAATGGCAACTCATGATTATGTTATAGATAACTCCACTGGAGCCAACGTAAGAAGTGATTTAAATAATGTATTACAAGCGATATTAACTAATAACAGTTCTGGTTCTGCTCCCAGTACCACTGCTGCATATATGTTTTGGGCTGATACTAGTAATAATCTTTTAAAAATGCGTAATTCAGCAAATGATGATTGGATTACTTTAAGAACACTTACTGGTGGTGTTACAACAACTGCTGATGCGACAATAAATTCTGTAACTGTAGGTAAAGGTGCAAACTCTGTTGATGGTAACACTGTTTTAGGAGAAGGTGCTTTAGATGCCTCTGTTTCTGGTGGAGATAATACTGCTATCGGTAAAAACGCATTAACAGCTAATACAAGTGGAGCAAACAATTCAGCAGTAGGCGATGATTCTTTGCCAAATAATACTACTGGTAGTGGAAACCAAGCGTTTGGAAATGACTCATTATTTTTAAATAGCACTGGTTCTAATAATACTGCTGTAGGATCAAGTGCTTTGTATGCAAACACTACAGCAAGTAACAACACAGCCGTTGGACTTTCTGCATTAGGAGCAAACACAACTGGAACTCAGAATGTAGCTGTAGGTGCTAATGCCTTAGATGCTAATACTACAGCAGATAATAATACTGCATTTGGTTATGCCGCTTTAGGAGCAAACACAACTGGAGATTCTCTTGTAGCTGTAGGTGCTGCTGCTCTAGATGCAAATACAACTGGTCAGTACAACGTAGCAGTTGGTCTTAATGCTTTAGGTGCTACAACAACCTCAAACAGTAATACTGGTATTGGATATGCGGCTGGATTTTCAAACACTACAGGGGCAAATAACACAGCACTTGGAAGTGTTTCATTATTATCTAATACAACAGCGTCTAACAACACTGCTATTGGAAAAAGTGCTTTACAAAACAACACAACTGGGGCTGAAAATACTGCTTTAGGTTCATCTGCTTTAGACGGTAACACAACTGGAGCATCTAATTTAGGAGTAGGTTTTGAAGCATTAAAAGCAAATACTACAGGTGCAGCGAACGTAGCTATAGGTCATAAAGCCTTGTTATCAAACACTACAGCAAGTAGTAACACTGCTTGCGGTAAAGATGCTTTAAGATCAAATACCACTGGTACTAGAAATACTGCTGTAAGTGCTTATGCCTTAGATGCCAATACAACAGGCGATAGTAACGATGCTTTGGGTTATAATGCATTGACAACCAACACAACTGGAGAAAAAAATACTGCGTTAGGAGATTCCTCATTAGCTTTAAATACGACTGGGAGTAATAACATAGGCATAGGTTTTTCTGCTTTAAATGCAAACACAACTGGAACTCAAAACGTAGTTATAGGTGCTTCTGCGTCAGATGCTAGTACAACTGCAAGTTACAATGTAGCTATTGGATATAAAGCACTAACGGATTGCACTACTGGAGGTATTAACGTAGCTATCGGTAGAGAGGCTATGGAAAATCTCACAACTGGTGCTAAGAATGTTGGAATAGGAAGAAGTGCATTAGCTGCACTTACTACAGGCGAAGAAAATACAGCAATTGGAGATTCTGTTGCTGTATCTTGTACTACTGGAAGCACAAACACAGCTGTGGGTATGCAAGCCATGAAGTCAACTACGACAGCAAGTAGTTTAGTTGCCGTAGGAAGAGAATCATTATATTCAAACACAACTGGCATAAAAGGAACAGCCTTAGGTTATCAAGCAGGTTATTCAAATACAACAGGAAATAGTAATACTTCAGTTGGTTACCAAGCATTGTATTCAGTAACAACAAATAGTTCTTGTACTGCTGTAGGAAAAAGTGCTTTAAATGCAAATACAGCTTCTAATAATACAGCTGTCGGGTCTGATGCAATGGAAAAAAATACTAGCGGAGATAAAAATACTGCTATGGGTGTTAACGCTTTAAAATTCAACACAACAGGTTCACATAATACTTGTTTCGGATATAACGCTGGTGGAGATAGTACAACAGCTAGTTTTAATACATATATTGGCGAAGGTTGCGCAGTTAATGCCACAACAGCAGGTGCAAATACTGGGGTAGGTAGATTAGCCTTAAATGCTTTAGGTACAGGGGGTAGTAATGTTGCTGTAGGTGCTGATGCTTTGCAAAGTGTAACCTCTGGTAATAATAATATTGGATTAGGTTTAGATGCTGGAAGGTCTAATAGTCCATCTGGAAATATAACAACAGGCAGTAATCAACTTTGTCTTGGTAATAATAGTACAACAGATTTATTTTGCGCAGATACATCTATTTCTTCGTCTGATTCTAGGGACAAAACAGACGTAACGAATTTCAATATTGGTTTAGCTTGGATAAATGCATTAAGACCAGTAACTTATAGATGGGATAGAAGAACATGGTATGGAACTGAGGAAGAACCTTTTGGAACCCCTGATGGGTCAAAGAAAAGACAGAGACTACATATTGGATTTTTAGCACAAGAAGCGTTGGAAGTAGAAAAAGCTAATGGATATGGAGATACAAAAGACAATATGTTAGTTTGTAACCTTACTGAAGATGAAATGAGTTATGGCATTAAATATGAAAGACTTGTACCAATACTTGTAAATGCAGTAAAAGAATTATCAGCAAAAGTCACAGCCCTCGAAGCAGGGTAAACTAAAAGTAACCTAATTTTTTATTATGGAAGAAAGAACCTCAGATGAAATCGCTAAGATTTTTTCTGATGCTGGCGATAGCGTAGCCGAAATAGGTATCGCAAAAACAACAGACGAAACTGATGACGAATACAAAGATCGCATTAAGCGTAATGTAGAGCATCTTGAAATCATCAAGGCTTATACAAAAGTAGATGGTACGACATCTATCTGGACATCTGAAGATTTTACAGCTATAGATGCTGCTATTACTGCTGGAAAAAAACTCTATTAAATTATGAACCTTAAAGAAAAACTTCAACAACTTGCACAAGAAAGACAAAATTTACAAGTTGCAATGATCGAAATTACTGGTGCAATGAAGATTTTGGAACAGCAGAAACAGAGTCATCAAAGTCAAAGGCATAACCAACATTCTTAAAATTTCTTTTATCATGTCAAAAATTTCTCAAATATTATCTATTTTAAGTTTTATACTCAGCGCGTCAATGTTGGGCGGAGGTTACTTTGGATATAAATACGTTACTTCGCCACAATTTAAAAATCGTGTAATGAATGAAATATTGGCAAACGTTCAACAGATGATGCCAAAAGTGCTAGATAATCAAATACCAAAAAGAACAGGCGGCTCGATTCCTTTACCTATGAAATAATTGGAAATTAAACAGATAAAAATTCCAGATATTTCGACCATTAATATTGATTCATATATACCGCCATCAAATATTTTAAATATACCTTCGCCAAAACTTGATATTTTGGGTTGCGTCAAAACACATCGAGATAGTTCTGTAAAAAATACACAGATAATAGAAGATGACCC